TGCCAAGACTGCTGGTGTTATTTGGGATTATTCAACTGAAAGATTTGTTCTTTCTGCTAATTCTGATAACCCAGCTTCAGAAGGTAATACATCAACTCCAGTTATTACAGTTTCCGCATATGCTCCAGTTGAAATCGGTGCATTGTGGGTAAATGACTGTGCAGGACAATCTCAAGTTATTTCATGTACTGGTAGTGAAAGATTTCTTGAAAATATCACCGTTGATGCTGGAACATTCTGATATTAATTAAAAAATCTAAATACCCTCAGAAACCTGAGGGTATTTTTTTATGTCTGAAGATGATTTAAAGGCAGTTCTTGCAAAGTATCAACAAAAAGCATTTGAATTGTTTAATCAAAATATTGTATTTGAAACTCAAATTGAACAATTAAATAAAACAATTACAGATCTCAGAAATGAAGTTCAATCATTGTCAACAAAAGCAAAAAGAACTACAAAGTCTGATGATTTTTAATAATAAATAAGTTTAATGCTCAGTATATACTGAGTTTACGGTTTTTACCATCATGAGGTTGAATGGCTGATCCAGTTATTAGGATTAAACGATCTTCTATAGAAGGCAAGATACCTACACCCGATCAGGTGCCTTTAGGAGAAGTAGCTCTTAATACCTTTGATGGCAAGTTTTATGCATCCAAAAATGTAGGAATAGGGACTACAGTTTTTGTGGTTAATCCATGGACTGTAGGAACAGGGACGAATACTTATGATACTTATTATACAGTTGGAAATGTTGGCATTGGAACAACAAATCCGACAAAAAAACTCGATGTTATCGGATCTGCCAGAGTAACAAATTTAACTGTTGGATCTGGCGCAACAATAAACGGACTCACATATCCAACAACAGATGGTGCTAATAATCAGGTACTAGCAACAAATGGATCTGGAGTTCTTCAATTTATAAATGCATCATCAATCATTCCGTTCAATTGGAACAATGATAGCGATTTTGGACTAATTACAGAAGCTGTCACCGCATCAGATGATTCTGGATTAATTATTAACTCGGTTGCAAATGCCTATGATTTAGGATTATTAATCCTCGCAGGAATTATAAGTCCAGATCAGTTTATTTTGCCACCTTATACAGTATCAACATTACCAGCAGCAAGTCCAGCAGGACAAATGCTATTTGTTACTGACGAAACAGGAGGTTCAGTACCCGCTTTCTCTGATGGAACAAACTGGAGAAGAGTTACGGACAGAGCAATTGTATCTTAATTTTACCTTAAAGGAGAAAGCAAATGGCAACACAAATTCAATTTAGAAGAGGAACAAAAGATCAACACTCTTCATTTACTGGGGCAACTGCAGAAATTACAGTAAATACAACAAATAAATCTTTGCATGTTCATGATGGAACAACTGCAGGTGGATTTGAAGTAGCAAAAGCAGATTTATCGAATACTGAAAACGTTGGTGTTTTAACTGCTACAACGTTTAGTGGAAATCTGACTGGAAATGTAACTGGTAATATAAACTCTTCTGGTGTTTCCACATTAGGTAACACTGTCGTCGGTGGTGGAACAACTCAACTCATTGTAAATGGTGACGCTAGAATTACTGGAATTTTAACCATAGGATCAAGTTCAATTACTCTTGATGGAAGCAATAATCAAGTTAATGTTGGTGCTGGACTTACTCTTAATCATACTAATGGAGTTCAAGTTGGATCTAATACTTTACATTCAAGTGGTTTAACTCTAAATGCATTAAATGTTTCTGGAGTTTCTACATTTTTAGGAGCAATTAATGCAAGTGGAGGTATAACAGGAAGTATAACTGGAGTAGCAGCGTCTGCAACTCAACTTGAAACCCCAAGAACCTTTGAAATCACTGGAGATGTCGTTGCATCTGCAATTAGTTTTGATGGAACCGGCAATGTTTCATTAGCCGCAACAATTCAACCTAACAGCGTTGCACTTGGTTCTGATACCACTGGTGATTATGTTCAATCAGTTTCTGGAACTGCAAGTCAAATTACAGTCACTGGTGGAACTGGAGAAGGATCAACTCCCGTTTTAAGTCTTCCAACAGGATTAGTTGTTCCTCAAGATTTAACAGTTACACGAGATTTAATAGTTACTAGAGACTTGCAGGTTACTCGCAATTTGAATGTTGATGGTAATATTACTATTGGAGGAACCAATGCTTATATCACAGCAACAGAATTAAATGTTTTCGATGCTGATATTGTTGTAGGATATAGAACTGATGCATTTGGTAATGATATTTCTACCGATAATACTGCCAATCATGGTGGTATTGCTGTTGCATCAACTGAAGGAACTCCACTAATTACACTTTTTGATGTGGGCATTGGAGAAACCAATCCCGCCACATACAAAAAGATTATGTGGTTCAAAGAAAATAGTTTCAGTGGATTGGGTACTGACACTTGGATTTCCAACTATCCAATTTCAATCGGAACCACTTCAGCATTATCTGGTAGTCGCTTAACTGTTGGAGCAGGATTTACAGTATATGATAATTTACTTGATGTTCAATCAGTAACTGCATCTAATGTATCTGCTGCACAATCAATAACAGCAGCTTTTTTCTATGGTGATGGATCTGGTATTACAAATGCAGGCTCAACATTATCTGCAGCATCAGGAACTCAAAGAATAGTAGTAACAGGACAAACTTCTGGTTCAATGACTGCAACTGCTACAGATGCAGATTTAACTTTTGATGCTGTTACAAATACATTAAATGTAGTTGGTTTGAATGTTACGGGTGTTGGTACAGTTACAAAACCATCCGAAAAAATTAATTTCGTAGGAAACACAGGTGCAGCTGCAACTATCAATTTAGACAATGGATCATTTGTGACAGCAACATTGACAGATAACTGCACATTTACTTTCTCAAATCCAAGTAACGGCGCAGTGTCATTTACTTTAGTTTTAACTAATGATGCAACTCCAAGTAGAACAATCACTTGGCCAGCGTCTGTTAAGTGGCCTAATGCAACAGTTCCGGTAAGAACTGAAGCAGCAAACAAAACTGATGTTTATACGTTCTTTACTTATGATTCTGGTTCGATTTGGTGGGGAAACCTTTCCCTCTATAACTTCTCATAATAAATAAATATAAAAAAGTGTGATTTATAATGAATAAACTTAAATCTCATAAAACAGTTGAGCAGATTGCAAAGAAGCATCGCCTTGATGCTTCTTTCATTCAAAAGCAACTGGATATAGGAGAACCAATCGAGCATGAACACACTAAAGATCATGATCTTGCCAGAGATATTACTCTTCAACATTTAGATGAGATTCCAGATTATTATACTCGTTTGAAAAAAATGGAAGCAGATGCCAAAAAACATCATAAAAAATTTAAAGATGTAAAAGAAGGCAATCTACATCAGTGGTTTAAAGGTTCTCGTTCTAAAGAAGGTAAACCGGGTTGGGTAAATGTTGTAACTGGTGGAACTTGTGCAAGTGATGAACCTGGAGAAGGAACTCCAAAGTGTGTTTCTTCATCAAAAAGAGCAACTATGACTCCAGCAGAAAGACGTTCTGCTGCAAGAAGAAAAAAGGCAGCAGATCCTGGACAACAACAAAAAACAGGTGCTGCAAAACCAACATATGTTTCCACAGATTCCCCAAGAAAAAAAATGAACGAAGAAACTGATAAAAAAGGAAAAAGTAGTGGTAAAAAAGATGCCTGTTATCATAAAGTAAAAGCAAGATATGATGTTTGGCCAAGTGCATATGCCTCAGGTGCTCTCGTAAAATGCCGTAAAAAAGGTGCTGCTAATTGGGGAACAAAATCGGAGGCAATGGAAGAAAAAAGATATTGTCCTTTGTGCGATAAAAGAGAGGCAAGATCTGAATGTTCTTACGGCGAAAAAGCATGGGATAAATTTTCTGTAAGAGATGAAGAGTATTCAATGGCCAGATCTGAATTGCAGACTATTCATGATGCGCTAAAAAGACTTGAAATGAAGGTTGGTAAAGGTGAAGGAAATTTAGAGGCATGGGTTCAGTCAAAAATTACCAAAGCTGCAGATTATATTGATACTGCTGCAGATTATGTCAACAGTGGTGAAATGGAAGAAGCATGTTGGACTGGTTATAAGCAAGTTGGAATGAAAAAGAAAGGAAAGAAAATGGTTCCTAACTGTGTCCCAGCAAATGAAGAAGTTGGGATTGAAGAAGCAGTAAGACTTCCTGCAACTAACGGAAATATCATCTCAGTGGTATTTTCGTGGAGGGGGAAGACTTATATGAATAAGATGTTCTTCCCTCAACTGAATATGCCATCAAGAAGAGATGTTACTGATCAGATTCAAAAGGTATATCCTGGAGCAATGGTTCTCCAATACAACATTGCTGGACTTGAGCCAGGACAACCTTTGATTCAGGTATATGATCCAAAAAGATCTAAAAATTATCTTTTAAATAATGGAACTATTGGCGAAGAAAATATTGAAGAAGTTGCTGCATGGCAACGTAAAGAAGGTAAGAACAAAAGCGGTGGTTTGAATGAAAAAGGACGCAAGTCTTATGAGCGTGAAAATCCCGGAAGTGATCTGAAGGCACCTTCAAAGAAAGTTGGTAATCCACGTAGAAAGAGTTTTTGTGCTCGGATGTCTGGAATGAAAAAGAAACTGACTTCAGCAAAAACTGCTAACGATCCAAATAGTAGAATTAATAAATCACTTAGAGCTTGGAACTGTTGATATAAAAATAATTTATTATGGCAAATGATGTTTATTTGGGAAATCCACTACTCAAGAAGGCTAACACCCCGATTGAGTTTACACAAGAACAAATTGTTGAATTTGTAAAGTGTAAAGAAGATCCCGTATATTTTGCAAAAAATTATATTAAAATTGTAACCCTTGATAAAGGTTTGCAACCATTTGAGCTTTATCCATTTCAAGAAAAATTAGTTAATAATTTTCATAAACACAGATTTAATATCTGTAAGATGCCTCGACAGACTGGTAAATCCACTACTGTCGTATCGTTTTTGCTTCATTATGCAATCTTTAATGATAATGTAAATATTGGCATTCTTGCTAACAAAGCAGCAACTGCAAGAGAACTTTTAGATCGTCTTCAAACTGCTTATGAAAATCTTCCCAAGTGGATGCAGCAAGGGGTATTAATTTGGAACCGAGGATCTCTTGAACTTGAGAATGGTTCAAAGATTCTTGCAGCATCTACATCAGCATCAGCCGTTCGAGGAATGTCATTCAACATTCTGTTCTTGGATGAATTTGCGTTCGTTCCAAATCATATTGCAGATTCATTCTTTGCATCGGTTTATCCTACAATTACTTCTGGTAAATCAACCAAAGTTATTATTGTTTCTACGCCACATGGTATGAATCACTTTTACCGCATGTGGCACGATGCGGAGCGTGGTAAAAATGAATATGTATTTACAGATGTTCATTGGAGTGAAGTTCCTGGAAGAGATGATAAATGGAAAAAACAAACAATTGCAAACACTTCTGAGCAGCAATTTAAAGTCGAGTTTGAATGTGAATTCTTAGGATCTGTTGATACATTGATTGCAGCATCTAAGTTGAGGAACCTCGTATACGATCATCCTAAGGCACGTAGCGCGGGTTTAGACGTATATGTTGATCCTATAGAGGAACACGACTATCTTATCACTGTAGACGTAGCCAGAGGGGTTGGAAACGATTACTCAGCATTTACTGTGGTTGATATTACTCAGTTTCCACATAAAGTAGTTGCAAAGTATCGAAACAACGAAATTAAACCAATGCTTTTTCCAAGCATCATTGTAGATGTTGCAAAAAATTATAATGGTGCTTTTATTCTTTGTGAAGTCAATGATGTTGGAGATCAAGTAGCATCAATTATTCATTATGATCTTGAATACAATAACTTACTCATGTGCTCAATGCGTGGACGTGCTGGACAAATCGTTGGACAAGGATTTTCTGGAAAGAAAACTCAACTTGGAGTAAAGATGTCCAAGGCAGTTAAGAAGGTTGGTTGCTTGAATCTCAAGACAATGATTGAAGAGGATAAGTTATACTTTAATGATTATGATATTATGAGTGAACTTACAACATTCATTCAGAAAAATAACTCCTTTGAGGCTGAAGAGGGTTGTAATGATGACTTAGCAATGTGTCTTGTCATTTATGCATGGTTAGTTGCACAAGATTACTTTAAGGAACTTACCGATCAAGATGTAAGAAAAAGATTATATGAAGAACAGAAGAATCAAATCGAACAAGATATGTCACCTTTTGGATTTATTGTGGATGGATCTGAAGAATCAAGCTTTGTAGATGTGGATGGTGATCGTTGGCATCTTGATGAATATGGCGATCGAGCATACATGTGGGAGTACATGTAATGGATATAGATGGCCAAATTAAACTTGGACATTTATTTTTTATTGAAAGACGTTGTAGAAGTTGTGGAGTTGATAAAGTTCTGTTAGAGGATTTTTATAGAATACGAAGAGGTGTGTCTGCTTCTTCTTATTCATATGAATGCAAAGAATGCACAAAAGAAAGAATTATTCAAAATAGAAAAAATAAAGGCGACAACAATACGTGGGCATATCCTGACTGGTAATTTGTTCATGCGTCGTTTCCCCAATGAAAAGTATCTTTTTAATAAATATTTTTTAGATAAACTGAAAGTATCAGGAGAAAAACATGGCGACTCCTCAATTATCTCCAGGTGTTCTTACCAGAGAGGTTGATTTAACTGTAGGGAGAGCTGATAATGTATTAGATAACATTGGAGCAATTGCTGCACCTTTTGCAATTGGCCCAGTTAATGATCCAATTGATATCACTACGGAAAACGAATTAATTAACGTATTCGGTAAGCCATTATCCACCGATGGACAGTATGAGTATTGGATGACTGCTTCATCCTTCCTCAGTTATGGTGGTGTAATGAAGGTTGTTCGAGTTGATGGTACAACTCTGAATAACGCAAATGCTGGCGTTGGATTTGCATATACCACAAGTCTTAAAATTAAAAACTTTGATGATTATACTCAAAATTATGCTGATGATATTGCAGATTATGTCTTTGCAGCAAAGAATCCAGGTTCTTGGGCAAACAACTTAAAAGTTTGCTTAATTGACAACAAGGCAGATCAAATCATTGGTATCACCACAACCAATCCAGGAACTGCTGGTGCAGTTGTTGGTTATGGAGTAACTCTTACCTTGTCTAGTGTTACGATTCCAGGAAACGGTGGAACCTCTACATTTACTGGATACTTGAAAGGTATCATTACTGGAGTTACAACAGACGCAACAAACTCAAACAGCACAGTCGATGTTAAGATTGTTTCTAGGGTTTCTGCTGCTGGTTCTGAAACTGCAATTGATTACAAGCAAGGAGATAGCAATTCTTCTTTCTCGGTTGCAGATACAGTTAGTTTCATCACAAACGCATCAAACCTTGCTGGAACTGCCAGTATAGCAACAGCAGTTGACTGGTACGATCAACAACAACTCGGGTTAACCAATTCCACAGTTTACTGGAAATCAATTGCACCAAAACCAGGTACAAGTGGTTATGTTTCTGAAAGACAAGGAAGAAACGATGAAGTTCACATTGCAATCATAGATGATCGCGGCACTGTAACTGGTATTCAAGGTAATTTACTCGAAAAGCACCTTGGACTTTCAAAAGCCAGCGATTCAATCTCAGCAGTAAATTCTCCACAGAAAAATTTCTGGAAAGAATACGTTGCTCAATTCTCTTCTTATGTTTATGTCGGAGATAATCCTTCAGTTGGTGCAGATACTTATAATAATACTGTTCCCAGAGCAACTGGATTCTCAACTAATTTCACTGCTTATACCCAATCAGCAGGACAGTGGAACATTGCAGCACAAAACACAGTTTACAGTGCTATTGGAAATGTTACCTACACATTAAGTGGAGGTGTCGATTATAGTGCAAACGGTGGAATGACTGCAACTCTTGGAAATCTCGTTACAGGATATGGACTTTTCTCAAACAAAGATGAGGTTCAAGTCGATTATCTTGTAATGGGCCCTGGTTTGGCTAACAAATTTGAATCGCAAGCAAAGGCAAATTACCTGATTTCAGTTGCTGGAGACAGAAAGGATTGCATGGCAGTCATTTCTCCACACAGAGCTGACGTAATTAACATCACAAATACAGACACTCAAACTGATAATATCATCGAGTTCTTTAACCCACTATCATCTTCATCTTACGCAGTATTTGATTCGGGTTACAAGTACATGTATGATAGATTCAATAACACCTTTAGATACGTTCCATGTAATGGTGATGTTGCTGGATTGATGGTTAGAACAAGTATCGTTGCATATCCTTGGTTCTCACCTGCAGGACAGCAAAGAGGTATTCTGAACAATGCTATCAAACTTGCATACAATCCAAATAAAGCTCAAAGAGATCAACTGTATCCTCTGAGAATTAATTCGATCGTCAATCAAGCAGGAATCGGTATTCTTCTTTTTGGAGACAAAACCGCTCTTGGTTTTGCATCGGCATTTGATAGAATCAACGTTCGTAGGTTGTTCCTCACAGTTGAGCAAGCACTTCAGAGATCTGCACAAGCACAACTCTTTGAACTAAACGATCAAATCACAAGATCAAACTTCGTCAATATTGTTGAACCATATCTCCGCGATATTCAAGCAAAACGAGGAGTTTTTGATTTCCTCGTCATCTGTGATGAAACAAATAACACTCCTGACGTAATTGATAATAATGAATTCAGAGCTGACATCTTCTTGAAACCAGCCAAGTCGATCAACTACGTTACACTTACCTTCGTTGCTACCCGTACTGGAGTTAGCTTCGAAGAAGTCGCTGGTAGAGTTTGATTTTAATTAATTACTAAAGGAGGATCCAACCATGGCACAAATTCCAACAAGAAACATCTCCCAATTTAAATCAAAACTGATCGGTGGCGGTGCTCGTCCTAATCTGTTTGAAGTTAACGTTGCTTTCCCTGAAGGTTTAAATCTCAATCTTCAGGGAGATGGAAGTGGACAGTTTGATAGCGAAAACTTTAGATTCCTTTGCAAAGCTGCTGCATTGCCAGGATCTACAGTTACTCCTATCGAAGTTCCTTTCCGTGGACGCATTTTAAAAGTTGCTGGAGACAGAACTTTTGATGTTTGGGCTGTAACAATCATCAACGATGAAAACTTCTCACACAGAA